CCTTTTTTGTATTTGATTTTTATTGCTAGATTAATAGCATAAGATGCAGTAATCAGGACGCAATGTAGCAGCAATTGTTGCAAGACCGTCATCTGAATATGACAAGTCGTTAAAGTCAACATTAGTCAAGAAACAGCCTTTTAAAATCCATTTTTGAACAACAGCTCCAGTTGGGTCAAGCATTTCCAATTCAACATCCCTTTTGTATCCAGCTGCATAACCTTGACGGCCAGTAACTGTTTCAGAGCCAAGACGTACCCACTCCATAATTGCTTGTGATGTTGAAGGTCCGATTGGGTCACGGAATGTAAGGTTAATTTCTTGCCACGTATATCTACCTAATACCCATGTTGATGTGTTAAGAAATTGAATTTCAGTAGCACCTTGGTTAATAGAAGGACGCTTTCCTGATTCAACTGTCCATTCTTGAAGTCCTAAATCTGCTGGGAAACGGAATATAAACCTATTTTTTCTTAATGGTTCATACACGTTAGGCATTTTTAATAGTAAATCTCCACTCATTTCTATGTTAGTTTTTAAATATTATTTTCTTTTTATAAATAGTTATTATCTCATTTGTCTATCATTCATTTGATGCCCACCATTTTGCATTTGCTGATTAGGATTATTGAATGCTGTTTGTTGTTCGGGCTTTTTATCGCAAATTTGCCAAATTTTCTTCAAAAGTTGATATCTTTCATCATCAGGGTTATCGGCTAATTGAGCCATACCTTTAAGAGATTTCTTTCTAATATCATCAACGAATGCCATGATATCCATTCCACCATCGTCAACAGGCTCTTCGTGCTTGTCGTTCATTAATTCATCATTGTTGTCCATCATTTCATCGTCATGCATCATTTCATCATCACCATCATAATCTTCAAAGCTCATTGCTTCATTTATGGTTTTAGGGATTCTAGAAGAAATAATTTTAATTCTGTTAATATTTTCTTTTACAATATTTTTTTTCATAACATTAAACATTTTCAAATATAAATAGTTTGTTAATTAAATTATTATTGACAAATAGAAAGTTAATTATTATTTTTATAGAAAAAGTGTTAATGGGAATAGTATATCTTCTTGGAGATAGCCTTAAAGAAGGCTTTTATAAGATTGGCGTTACCAGAAGTTCTATTGAAAAAAGAATAAAAAAGTTACAAACTGGAAACGCTGGAGAAATATATCTTATTAACAGTTTTAAAACAGAGCATCCATATGTTTTGGAAAAAATGTTGCATACAAAGTATTTTTCTGATAAGTCGTTAGGCGAGTGGTTTGAACTACCACATGAAGAAATTTTGAAATTTACTGAAACTTGCGAAAAATTGCAAAAAAGTATAGATGCTTTAAAAGACAATTATTTTTTCAATAAGAAGTATAATAAGAACAATATTTTAGACTATGGATAATCACGGAATTATTGGCGTTCCTAAAGACTTAATGGGTATGGATTCATATAATAGATTTGAAAATGAATTTTATGGATATCCTAAAAATTACGAGTATAATGAAATTGAAAAACTTAAAATTAAATCATCAATTAAGGGAAAAGAATATCATAGAATATCTTCTGCTTTATGGATTGCTGAGTTTATGGATATTCCTTCAGAATTAATCAAAAGCATTGACTTTATATCTGAATATAAATTGGCAGTTACTTTTTATGAATCTGAAGAATTTTGCGTTGAAAAATTTTTTAATGCTAATTTTGATTTAATTGACGGGAAAAAATTAACAATCAAATATTTAAATAAAGAAGGATTTGCGATAAGAACTGATACGTATACAGTTACTAAGTTGTGTAGCATCGACAAAAAGCCTTTAACTAATGAAATTGAGGATATAATAGTAAAAATAACATTGGAGTGTAAAAATCATGACATCTCAACCTGTAAGGAATAGTATAAGCGTTCAAAAAAAGAAAAAAGTAAAAAGAAAACCAACAAAGAGTGAAATAATAAAGAAGGCTATAGAAAGAAGTAAGAAAAAACATCAAGAATATGGTACTTCAAAGTTAGAAGAGCGATTTGCAAAGGATTTTTTGGATAAACTTGGAGTTGAATATCAATACCAATATTATGCCAGTGACATAAAGAGATATTATGATTTTTATTTAGTGAATGAAAGGGTTTTGATAGAAGTTGATGGGGATTTTTACCATGGATATGGAAAACTTTATGAACAGATGTCACCAATGCAAAAGAAAAACAATAGAGTAGACAACATAAAGAACGAATGGGCTGCTATGCATTCAATTCCGTTACTTAGAATATGGGAACACGATATAAACAACAATCCACAAAAAGTAATGGAAGTTTTAAAGGAATGGATAACAGTTGCAACAAAGAAAATGATTATAGAAGATAATAAAAAGAAAAGACATTAGTATATGAAAGTAGAAAACACTTTAGAACAAGAAAAGGTTTTAAAACAATTGAAGGTTTCTTATAACATGTATGAAAAAACAAAGAAAGAAACTGAAAAGAAAATGAAAGAAACGCTTCTTCCAGATGGCACAAAAAAGTACACAAAAGAACAAATAAAAGAACAAATTGAACTTATTACAAGGGCCCAAGATGATATCGTTGGTCAATACGTTGCTTGTGGCGGAAAAGAAGAAGACATAAGAAAGAAAACAAAAAAGGCACAAACAACATCACAACAATCTTCAAATGAGGAAACTGAAAATAATAGTAATGATGTCAATGAAACCATTAGAGATATAATGGCCAATATGGAAAATGACAGAAAGTCAGCGTTAGAAAAGTCAGAAAGTGCAACAGCCACAAGACTTGAACAAAATTATATACCACCAAAGGGCGACTATAATCCTAGTGCAGCTTTCGATGTTATTCCATTACCATCAAAAGGCGAAGCCTATCCAGATAAAATAGCAAAGGCTTCTGTTGCTTATTTAACAGCATATGATGAAAATATGATTGTTTCACCAAACCTTTACAGAGACAATCTTATTATAGACTATATCCTTCAAGAAAAATTGCTAAGCAAGGAAATAGACCCAATGGACCTTCTTGAGGGCGACAGGGAAGCTATTATTCTTTTCCTTAGGGCAAGTGGATATGGAAACGAATATCCAATTACAGCAACAGATGAGGAAACTGGTAAAGAATTTGAAGCAAATGTTGATTTATCAAAACTTAAATATAAGGAATTTAATTTAAAAGGTGATTCAAAGGGTTGGTTTGAATATACATTACCAGTTAGTAAAAGCGTGGTGAAATTTAGATTCCCAACACACAGGGATGTTGTTACATTAGAGAAATTACAAGAAATCGAAGAGCCAAAGCTAAGAAAAAGGACAATTGAAAATTATGTAAAGGCTCTTGATGTAATGATTGACAATGAACAAGAAATGAAAAACGAAGAAAAGATTGAAATCAGAAAGGCAATTAGAACAATTGAAAACTGGGGAGATAGAATGGAAGAAGAAAATTCATTGTTATATAACCATGCATTGACAAACAGATTGAATTTGCTTATTATGGCTGTTGACGGAATAACAGATAGGGATTATATAACCAACTTTATTAAGAGAATGAATGTTAGAGACTCAACATCATTAAGGAAGTATATGCAACAAAACGAGCCTGGAGTAGATTATAGAATTACAGTTGAAAGGCCTCAGAGTCTTGGAGGTGGCTCGTTTGAAACCTTTCTGCAACTTGACCAATTTCTTTTTCTTAATATCGCCGACTGAGTATTCTAAAAATTTACTTGATGAAATATGGGGCTGCTTTAAGCACATAGGAATGTCTTATGACATGATTATGAATCTACCAATACAGGATAGACGAGCATTAATAAGAAAGCACAACATTGAACAAGACGAAATTAAAAAAGAATACGAAAGAGAAAATGGTGGTGGAGATTCAATGCATATCGAAGGTGATTCGATTAATACATATGCAAGACTTGAACAAAGTAATCAAAGAGGAGGTGGCTAAAAAGTCACCTCTTTTATTTTAATATTTTTATAACAATCTATTTATATTTGAATTAATAGAAAGTTTATAATTTATGACCGAAGAAGAAAAAAGAGATTTAGCTGAAATTATTGAAGAATCTTTTATTAATGCGTTAAGAGGAGTTGGCGCAGGTGGAGGAGGTATATCTAAAAGCGGCTCATATGTTAATAAAATGGGTGCAAGAGGAG